CTGGGTGAAGTCGTTGCACTCGACATCGATGTCGACGATCCGGATGCCGCGTCCGCCATCGAAAACGCCGTGCGCGAAATCGTGGGCATCAGCGAGACCGCGGAGATCCCGCGACGCATCGGCAACGCGCCGAAGGTCCTGATTCCCTTCCGGACCGACACGCCGTTTTGCAAGCTAACGAGCGCGTTCTACAAGATCAAATCAACCGGCAACGCGGGGCGAGTGGAGGTGCTTGCGGCCGGGCAACAGTTCGTCGCCTATCACGTCCATCCGATCACGCAACGGCCGTACTCGTGGAACGGCGGCGGCGATCTACTCTCGGTGCCGCTGGCGAGCTTGCCCTCGATCACCGAGACGCAGGCGCGGGCGATCGTCGCGGCCGCCGAAACCATCCTCGAGGAATGGGGCGAACGTGTGACGGAGGCACGTGACGATACTGCACACGCGGCCGTCGCCGGTGCGACGATCAGCGCGGGCGGGCGCAACGACGCGCTGACTCGCCTGGCCGGAAAGCTGCGCCGGAACGGACTCAGCGGCGAGGCGATTGCGGCAGCGCTCCACATCGAAAACGCCGCGCGTTGCAACCCGCCGCTCTTGCACGAGGAGGTGGAGACGATCGCGCGCAGCGTGGGGCGCTACGAGCCCGCCGAGCAGCGGCCAACTCCGCCGGTGAAGCGGTTCCCTACCGCCATTGCGATGGCCGAATTGGCGACGGCGGAACCGCCCGCGCGTGAGTGGGCAATCGACGGCATCCTGCCTTTCGGTGCAAGCGCGCTGCTCTCGGCTCACGGGGGCATCGGCAAGACGCTCCTGATCCTCACCATGGCCGTATGCATAGCGCTCGGCCTCCCATTCTTCGGCCTCGCGACCCAACGCGCCGTCGTTCTTCTGGTGCTTGCCGAGGACGATCGAAACGAGATCCACCGCCGGTTGCGCGCAGTGTGCGCAAGCATGAACGTGGAGCTCGCGGCGCTCGCCGATGGCTTCCATATCTTCGATGCGGTCGGCTGCGATGTCGCGCTGTTCGGACGCCGCGCCGCGACGACGGATGACGGGCGAACGATCTACACCGCGGGACCTGACGTCACCGATACCTACGACTGGCTCTGTGAGCGCATCAAGGAAACCGGCGCCCGCGCGCTGTTTCTCGACAGCACGTCCGACATGTTCGACGCCGAAGAGAACCGGCGCCCGGATGTCCGACGCTACCTGAATAGCGTGCTCGCGCCGATGCTGCCGCAACAGGGTGCCGTCGTCCACGTGGCGCACATCGACAAGTTCGCCGCGCGAGGCGGAGCTACCAACGCGCAGACCTTCAGCGGGTCGACAGCTTGGAATAACAGCGTCCGCACCCGCCTGGCGTTGACCCGCGCTACGTGCAACGACGGCGACGATGCGGCCGAGGACGACGGTCGCCGGATCCTGACAGTGGAAAAGTCCAACTACTCCCGACCGGGGCTCGCGATCCCGCTCCGATACGACCAGGAGCGGCACGTCTTCGTCCGCGACGTTGAGGAGTTCGGCATCGTCGCCTCGATCCGTAGCCGCACCGAACGGCGCGCCGTGCTGCAGTGCCTGATCGCAGCCGCGGAAGCCGGCCGCTCGGTGATGGTGTCACCAAGAGCCAACGACAACGCCGGCGTCGTCCTGTCCCGGTTACCGGCGTACCCGCCGGCGCTGCGGAACGCCAAGGGCAAGAAGCGATTGTTCGACATCCTGCTCGACCTCGAGGGTGCAGGCGCGATCGACCGGGAAACATTCCGGACGGCATCGAAGCATGACGTCGACCGCTGGCGGGTCACCGAGGCGGGTCGAACCGAGGCTGGGAACACCCCATGAAGTGCGCGCGCGCCACCCCCCACACCCCCCTAGATGCGCGCTATGCGCGCGCAGCCTCACTTGAGGTTCGGTGCGCTCGCTTCGCTGGCAACGCTTGCCCCGATGCGAGCGATGCGAGCGATGCGCGGGTCCTTCCTGGTGCTTGGCCCGTTGCGCATGGCAACAGCGCCATCGCGCCGAAGCCGAAAGCCGCAAACGCCCTTCCTTCCTTTGGCCGGGCATGAGGGGTGACCGGTGACCAGGATCGTCAACAAACGCGCCCTGGCGTCGATTCTGGGCATCTCCGAGCGGTCCCTGACGGCTTGGCAGGTCGAAGGGATGCCGGTGCAGCTCGCCGGCGCGCGCGGCAAGGGCAACCGCTACAGCACGAAGGCCGTCATCGATTGGCGAATCGCCCGCGAGCTCGAGAAGGCGACCGCGAGAACGCCGCGCGATCAGGTGGCCATCCGCCAGGCACGCTTGCTCGACCTCGAGATCGCCGAAAGAGAGGGCGACCTGATTCCGCGCGCCGAGATTCGACCCGCGTGGATCGAGTCGACGGCCGCCGCGCGCCAATCACTGCGCGCCCTGCCTTCGAGCCTCGCCCCGCTGCTCGCGCAGATGCAGGGTGCCGATCCGATGCGCGACCTGCTCGACGACGCGATCGAGGAAGTGCTCAAGAGACTGGCCACCGATGACGACGACCCGAACCTTCAGCCCGGCGATGCAGAAACTCTTGCGGGAGGTGCGGGCGTTCTGGGCGCCGCCGCCGCGAATGCTGCCGTCCGAGTGGGCGGAAAAACACCGAAGGCTGCCCGAGGGATCGGCGATGCCGGGCAAATTCCGGTTCGACCTGACGCCGTACCTGCGGGAGATCCTTGATGCGACCGCCGACAAGCGCGTCAAGCGCATCGCCTGCCGCAAGTCCGCGCAAGTCGGCTTCACCGACGGCGTCGTTGCGAACCTCCTCGGCTACCGGATGGACGTCAACCCAGGGCGAATGCTCGTGCTCTTCCCGCGCGAAAAGACGGCGATCGACTTCAACGACGAGAAGCTCGAGCCGATGATCAACGCTTGCCCGCGCCTCACGGAACGCGTCGACCTGAAAAGCCGCGGCGAAGGTAATCGCCAGCTCTTCAAGAAATTCACCGGCGGCTTCCTGAAGCTGATCGCATCAAACGCGCCCGGCGACGTGAAGTCGACATCCGCACCGCTCGTCGTCGTGGAAGAGCCAGACGACTGCAACCTCAACGTTCGAGGACAGGGAGATTCGATCAAGCTCGCCGAAGAGCGCACGAAGAGCTATCACAATGGATTGATCATCATCGGCGGCACGCCAACCATTGCCGGCGTCTCGGCGATCGACCAGGAGATCGCGAAAACCGACCGCCGCAAGTTTCACGTTCCCTGCCAACACTGTCACGTCGAGAACGTCCTCGCCTGGGAAAACCTGCGCTGGACGAAGGACGAGAACAGTCCGCATCCGGTGTGGGGCAAGCATCATCCGGAGACCGCGCATTACGCCTGCCCGGCATGCGGCGGAACGTGGAATGACGCCGAGCGGCTGCGCAACATTCGCCGCGGCCGCTGGATCGCCACGGCGCCGTTCACCGGTGCCGCCGGATTCGACGAGCTGAACGAGCTTTACTCGCCCTTCCCCGGCTCGACGATGGCGAAGGTCGCCGAGAAGCACCTCGACGCGTGGCGCGCATTCAAGGCGGGATCGTCCGACAAGATGATCGCGTTCTGGAATTCGTCGCTCGGCCGCTCGTACGAGTATCGCTCCGACCTGCCGCCGCTCGCCGACCTTGCGCAGCGCGGCGAAGATTACGACGAGCTCACCGTACCCGTCGGCGGCCTGGTGCTCGTGATGAGCGTCGACGTGCAGCACGATCGACTCGCGATTCAGGTCTGGGCCTTCGGGCGCGACCTGGAATCGTGGCTGGTGTTCTGGGGCGAGGAATACGGCGTCACCGCAGACCGCAGCGACGGGATATGGAACGCGCTCGACGCCTACCTCGATCGCTCCTACGCGCACGCGAACGGCGCTTCACTGCAGATCGAGGCCGTGTCGATCGACAGCTCCGACGGCCAAACTTCGGACGCCGTATACGACTGGGTCCGCAAGCACCAATACCATCGGTCGAAGGTGATGGCGATCAAGGGCCGGTCGCGCGGCGACGGCGAGATCTTCTCCATTCCGGCCGAACGCAGCCTCGATCCGGGTTACACGTCGAAGGCCTCGCGCTAC